GTGACAACTACAGATCAGGGTATTGTCAAGGCTATCAAGAATTCGTCAATTATCCGCTGGCTGTTGAAGTTCACCAGTTCCCTGCGCCCTGAAGATTTGAAAAAGCAAGCGCAGGAGTTCAGCGAGCAGTTCATGAGCGTTCAGAACGGCACAGGTGTTGCGGCGGTCGACAGCAAAGCAGACGCAAAGCAAGTTGACGCAAAGGATTACGTTCCAAATTCGTCGGTCATGGAAAAAACCACGCAGAGAATTTATTCGCTGTTTAACACAAACGCAAATATTGTGCAGTCAAATTACACCGAAAACCAATACAACGCCTACTACGAATCGGAAATAGAACCAGTAGTAATGGAACTGGCTGGCGAATTCACAAGAAAACTATTCAGCCGTATCGAGAGAGGGTATGGCAACAAGATAGTTTTTGAAGCGTTCAATCTGAGCACTGCGTCAATGTCAACTAAACTGAATCTGGTGCAGTTCTTCGACAGAGGTATCATGAACGCAAACGAAATCAGAAGTGTGTTCAATCTGGCTGACATTCCTTCGGGCGATCAGTACTATGTCAGACTAGACACGGCAAAGATAGACAGCAGTGAGGGAGGTGAAAATGATGAAAATTAACGTCAAAGGTACAATCATTCCGAATGATGACCAGTGGATCTATGACCTTTTCGACATTGACGCCATTTCTCCTGCGAGGGTCTTAAAAGATATAACTGCGGCAGCTGAAAAAGGTGAACCATTGGAGGTTTACATCAACTCTGGCGGTGGTGATGTTTTTGCAGCGTCCGAAATCTATTCGGCAATTCGTGAGTATTCAGGCGACGTCAAAATACACGTTGTCGGTCTTGCGGCAAGTGCGGCAAGCGTGATAGCATGTGCAGGCAAGTCAGATATATCACCGACGGCACAGATCATGGTGCATAACGTATCATCGGCGACAAGAGGTGATTACCATGACATGGACAAAATGTCAGAGATTTTGCAAAAAGCCAATGAAACCATTGCAAATGCCTACATAACCAAGTCAGGCATGGCAAAGGAAAAGGCACTGGAAATCATGGACAAGGAAACATGGCTGACGGCTGATGAGGCGGTCAAACTGGGGCTGATAGACGAAATTGCAGGAAGCAAGAACGTCAAGTCACAGCTTGTGGCGGCCTACTGCGATATCATACCGCAGAATGTAATCGAAAAGATGAAGGCTGAGCGTGCTGATAAAAAGATAACAGCACAGGCAAGGCTTGACAAACTAAAGGAGGGTTATAAAAATGACAAGACAGGAAATGCTTGACAAGGCTCAGGCTCTTATTGACGATGGCAATTTTGAGGAAGCTGAAAAGCTGATGAATGACGCTGAAAAAGCGGCAAAGACACAGGCAAATCTGAACGCTATGACAAAGGACCATGCGTCAGACACTATGAAAAATATCATTGAAAGGAATGAAAACAAGATGAGCGAGAATACGATCACACACACATCAAACATCTATGACAGCATAGAGTACAGAACTGCATTTATGCACAACGTCCTCGAGGGCACACCAATCCCTGCAAAGTTTGCGAACGAGGCACAGTCCACAAAGACCACTGACGTTGCGGCTGTTATTCCGTCCACAACTATGCAGAGAATAGTTGAGAAGCTGGAAGAGCACGGCCAGATCTATGCACTGGTCACAAAGACAAATATCAAGGGTGGCGTGACAATCCCTACATCAAGTGCCAAGCCAGTTGCAACATGGGTTGCTGAGGGTGCAAGCTCTGACACACAGAAGAAGGCTACAGGCTCAATCACTTTTAGCTACTTCAAGCTCAGATGTCCGATTTCAATGTCGCTTGAAGTTTCGGTAGTATCTCTTGATTTCTTTGAAACTGTGTTCGTTAATCAGGTGGCAGATGCAATGATCGCTGCTATCGAGACAGCAATCATCAAGGGCGACGGCACAACCAGACCAAAGGGCATTCTGACGGAAACTGTTGTCAGTGGTCAGAATGTGAACGTTGCACTGGCAAGCGGCATTACATACGATACCCTGTGGAATATGATGTCAAAAATTCCGTCAGGTTATAGAGCAGGCGTTAAGTGGTTTATGAACTGGTCAACATTCTGCACTATCCAGGCAATGACAGATACTCAGGGACAGCCTATCGCAAGGGTCAACTATGGTCTTAACGGCGATATGCAGCCATCAGTTCTTGGCAGACCTGTTGTGTTCTCTGATGATATCGACGCTTATACCGACGCTGTATCGGCTG